TATCATGATCTCCTGGCTATACCTCGCGTATAATCCATATACTCGTATGGGTGGACGTATGAAAGACTACAAGAAGACTGCTTACCTTCGTGAGTATACTCAGGACTACGTTCTTATCCGTGAGTGGGAAATTCGTGGTATCTTCGTAAAGAAGGTCGGCGATTCTGAGTTTGACCGTGAAAATGACGGCAAACGTAAACTCTCTGTTGAGTTTGAATATGATATGGCAGTACTTACTGACGTATCTTACGGTGATTACTTTAAATAATAAAACCTGATATAAAAATAAGTCCTGGTCAATTGACCAGGACTTATTTTTATCATTTAATCAATAATCTCAGATGGTTTCTTCTGAAGTATTACTTTCCTTTAAATATAAAATTATATTTGTAGTTATAGCTTCAACCTTAAGAGCATCCTCATTTGCACTGTCAAACCAAGCATAACCGTCTGGAGGACTTGGTAGCATAGAGCATCCTGAGATGAATACTATCGGACGTGAGGTAGCCTCTTTAAATTCAGGACTCAAGCTTTCAGGATTTCCAGAATACTTGCTTAGATCAAAAGCTACTGCATAAATACCAAGCTTTGTGCCCTCGACATCTGTTTTTGACAAATAATTAGTTTGAAGATTTTCATCGACAGCCTCAATAGCGCGCTCAATCGCACCGACCTCGCCAGTAAGAGTCTGAAGCTCAGTAATAGCCTGTCTTAAGTTAGCATTAGAATTACTGCCATTCTCAACGATACTCTGAAGAGCAGTAACGTTACCAGCAATTTCGGTATCTCTAGCCTTAAGCTTATCGATCTCATCATCAGTGTAGCTCTTAGCTAAATCAAGAGTAGCAGCATCGCCTGCGGCAATAGTACCAGTATCTCCTATGAGAACGTCAATTTTATCCTCAGCAACCTTTACACGGCCGGTAGGATCATCAAACTCTTTTTCAAGGTTATCAACCCTAGACTTAATAGACGTATCTTCAGGCCCTACTGTAGTATCAGTACCAAGAGCTTTCTGAAGGCCTTCAATTGCTTCTTTGTTAGTCTTTACTTGACCATTAGCAAGTGTCTCTACAGCATTACTTGCTTGCTCTTCTGCGTACTTTTTAGCTCCTGCTATAGTCTCGTCGTCAGACCTAGCCTCGCTATCAGTTTTCTTAATAGCCTCAATGGCAGTATAAACATCTCCGCCCTTTACAAATTTTGTATTGCCCCTAGCAACAGCACCAGTAAAATCAGACTTGATAGTTGCAGTAGATTTGTTTTCTACCTTATCTAAACCGACTTGAGCTTTTGTTACTTCATGAGGATTGTTTTTATCAGCCTTGTGTTCTTCAACCCCTGTCTGTAGATCGGCTATTACTTGTAAAGAGTGAACATCATCTTTAATAATTATTCTACGATATTTATCTTCCAAATCTAAGGTATGTATTATACCTTCTGTACCTGAGAACTTTGCAGGCATATTAAGGTCATTACTAGTTTCGAAATCATACCAAACAGCAGTACAATATGATTCATCATCATTCCCAGTATCTAGAAAAGGTTGATCACCAGCTGCCATCGTTAATAAATAATTAGAGCCGTTCTCACTTTGTGAGGCTAACTTACCTTCACGTATTATTAGTTTACCCTTAAGGTTACCATCAGGGTCTTGTAGTTTGCCAGCGGCATCTCCGGTAAACTCAAAATAATACCCATGTATTACGCATCTAACACAAGCATTAGTATGCTCTATTACAAAGCTATCATAACCTAGCAAAAGACCAGGAATATGAGTAAAATTATATTCTGTGGCTAACCTAGATTCTGGGTTATAGTAGAGCGTTTTATTATTCTCTGTATACTGACCTCTATGAAAGCAAGGAAAAATTTTTACGTTATTACTCTTAAAAAACATTTTAATCTCCTTTGTCTGAAAATGCCAATGACCAATCGATGATTAAGCTATTCTGAATAGCTGAACTATCAATGCTAATTGGACTCCACTTACCTGCGTCTATTAGCTTATAGTAAGCTATAGCCTCTCCTAAACGTGTTTCTGCTACATCTTCAGTAGAATTATTTACGTCTGCAATACTTTCAGGAAAAAGAGCAAACATATAAATTGAATTCCCTGTAATATTTACAAAAGGTATTTGTAATTGTAAATCTGCTGATTGTGATCCATTAAAGACTGCTGAGCTTAATGGAATTAATGAGGTAACATTACGAAGTGCTTTATTATTTACAAGCTTATCAAACGTGTCAGCTGGGTCAGTCTCATCCTTGGCTAATTGATATAAAGCAATAAACTTTGGACGAATTGCTCTGACATCTGTAGACGCACCTGCCAAAAGCGCAGCCAGACCTGAGAAAAATTTAGTTGTACCTCCATTATGTGAGGCGTAGGAAGCTAGTACTCTATTGGTTTTATCTACAACTCTGGTTCTCACTTGGCCTTGGTAACAAAAGTTACCAAGGCATTTATCTTTAATTTTCATTATTAATTATCCTCCTCAGCACTAATAATTAAGTTCTCAGCGCTAATAATCAAGTTAGCCAAATCTCCCTTATAGCTTGGAGTATACTTATCTGCATCTCCATCAAGCTTGTATCTCGGTAGCTCAATAGACTCCGCTGGAGTAAGCTCATTAGTATAAGTAGCTATGCCATAATGTACATTATTAGAACTTACTGCTGTTTCTGTAACTGACTTTACTTCATGCACCGACATCTCTTTTATATTAAAAGTTATTCCAGCTGGCACAATATATGGCAAAATTTCTCGCAAAATTTCTTTACATGTGGCTAAGTTGGTGATATAAACTACTAATTCAGTATTATCGTGGCTAAAATCAGCCTCAAAACTACCAGTTACAGAGTCTGCTCGAATTAAGGCAGTACACAAAAGATTTACAGCCTCTAGACTTCCTTTAGCACGCATCATTTTAAAAGCAATACTACAAATAGATCTAAGCTGTGCAGAGGTATATTTCTCTTTACTTAGTCTTAGACCTAATGTATAAGCCATTAGGTCTAAGAGCTGATCATCTGAATTTGTACTAAATGGTAAATTAAATAGCAGGTCTGCATCTGTTTTAGTAGCATTAAGTACTAGATCAAACAGATGTCCTATTAACTGAAAATCTCTAGAGGAGTCATAATAAATATTTGGTACTGAATGCTGTACACTAATCATTAGTAGCCTCCTTAAATCTTAGAGAACTTAGATACACCAATATAGTCGCTTAGATAGCCTGGATCAAGTTGAGATACTACAAACTTATTAACGATATTTTGTGTGTCGAACCAGTTTTTAGCTTGTGCTAGTGTATCAGTTGGGTCATTTGGGTTAAGGTCTAAACCAGATACATTGTCTGGCTCATTTGTGTAGTAGAAATCACTATCCCCTGCTTTATCTCGTAGCCAGTCGTAAACTTCAGCAGTAGAAACTTCAATAAACTCAATATCTGTTTCAGTAGTTGCATTAGTTGTAGATTCCATTGTACTCGCTACTGCAGGTTCTCCACTAGTGGTATCATCAGTAGAAGTATCTTTAGTAATATGGTACTTAAACCTCAAAGTAGTAGTTAATCCAGGTAGATTAGCATTGCTCGCAAAAGCAAGCTGAGGATTTAATTGGTTAACCAATGGAACCGTCTTTAGTTCACCAATCATAAGTACATCACCTGCTAAGGTCCCTTGTGCCTTAATAGTTAAGGTGCAGCTCTCTGGAATAACAATTAAGTTCATACCATTACTTAACTCGCCGTTAACTAACTCACCGTTAATTAGCTCCCCGTTAACTAGCTCACAGTTGATATAAAAAGGCTTAAAAGGCTCAAAATACTTTATTAAATCACCCTCAGGTATATCTGTAAGAGTTGTTATCTTCTGGTCTCGGTCTGGATCTAGTCTATTAAAATATTTAAGGTCTACTACTGTATCATTAGCCTTTGCAGTTATATAAACTTTTCTATTAGCTGAATCATCTGCCTTAGGCAATACTAAATAGAGAGCTAATAATCCAAAATGGTTATCTTCTATCAGAGCATTTAAGGACAGTGTTTTTTCTGTAGCCTCTTTATGAAGAGGTGCTAATGAATAAGTTGAAAATCCATTTTCAAAATCTGGTATATAGCTTTGAGGCTCAGCGCCTACTGCAGTCTCTGTAAGCTCAACATACTCACACAACTTAAACTCAGGAATATCATCCTCAGAATAAGCAAATTTACCATCAGGACCTAGAGACACAATATTAGAATATATTGATAACTCTGCTGGAGCTTGACCTGCAGCTGTCATTTGTGGTGTTATTGTATACAGTACCTCCGTTTTTTCTTCGTCAGTACCGGTCTTACCAAGTATCTTAATCATAGATCTAGCTTGTTCTGCGCCAGATGGGGTCTTATGGACAGTTAATGTCTGGGGAATAGTAGAATTTAAATTAAGCTCCAATTTGCCACGCACTTCCCAGTAGATAGAATCTCCCTTAGAATCTACCAAGTCAAATGAAGGAAGCTCACCGGTCTTTCCGTTACATTTGTATTTTGCTCCGGTCACTCTGGCAAACTTTTCGTGCAATATCGTGCTATCTGCATCCTTATGGAAACTAATACTCTGGAGTTCATCTCCCTCTGCTAGATTTATTAATTGATATTCTGCTATCTCTATATATTTATCTCTAGAGAGCGTAACTTTGGTCCAAGGTATTACAGCAGCTAGACCTAGGTCTGCAGCTTCATCTACATTTATTGGCTCCTCTGAATAGACTCTACCTACAACTGGAGTTGTCGTAGAATTACCCTTAGTCTTTAAAGAAATCTGAGAACCTGCACCGTAATAAGCAATGCCTTCTTTTGCCTCATTTGTATAGAATAAGTATTCACCATGTTGAAGAATATACTTACCATCAGCATCAAATGGGAAATACTCCCAGGTTACCCCATTTATCTCTTTTGTTTTTTGATTACTTGGATTAATTTCCCAATACAGGTAGGTTTGTTTTTCGTTTAAATCTACAATAATTGGTTCACGTACCTCAAGTTGCTCAGTTGCACCAAAGGAATACATACCAGGCACCTCTGTCGGCATAATTATTCGTACTGAGTTACCTTCCTTAAGCTCCCAAGGGCCATAATTAGATGTTTTTGGATATTTATTTATGGCAGACTTTTCAATACTATCTGTCAACTCAAAGTTTGTTTTAATAATTTGGCCTGGGCCATAGGCAATATTTTTAACTATTGTAGAGCCGTCTTCTCTGCCCTCTGAGGTGGTATATGTAATAAGAACATATTCACCAGCTTTTAGCATATACTCAGCATTTGCTGAAATACCTGCTGTTTTTGCATCTTTACCAAGACCATCTTTAGTATAATTCGAAGTATCAGATGCCCAAAGCTGTGGCACAAAAAATGTATCTAGTACTGTAGTAGGCTGCACACCATAGCTATCTATTGGTGCATACTTGAACTTAGAGATATCTATTAAATGACCAAGTTTTCTAGACAAATTTGGTCTAGCCTGAGAATATACTCCAGTAATTAATGCAACACCGTCTAAAGCAGCTGCCTCATTTGCAGTACGATAAGTTATTCTTCCTGAGGCACTGCCCTTATTGCCTTGTAGCCATTGTATAAAATCTCCGAAGTTTGACTCAGTAATGTAAACTACATAAAATGCAAGTCCAGGTGGAATGCCTTTTGTTTTGTCTGTATTATCTGGTATTTCAAATAAATTATATCTTCCAGAGTCATCTTTTACAAAAACTCCACCATATTTATTAGTATAATCAAGATAGTTCTGTTGTTCGGTTGCCTCAGAATACGCACCAGCAGTAGTAGACTTAGTAGTCCATATATTATAAAGTAAGGATTCTGGCATTGAATTAACTTTCTCTTCCCAGCTCTTACGTTTACACCACTCAATACTACCAAAAGCAGGACCGCTAGCCTCTATAAACCAGTCATTAGTCGGTTTACCCTCGGTATCTAAAGTAACATACTTGAAATATCTATACTCACTAGGTGTTACTTTACAATGCTCTGCAGTGCCTCCATTGAAAAAGTCCCTAAGCGACCACATAGTTGCAGGTACAGCTGCTTGACTTTTGTTAGCTGCATTACTGCCTGTATCATTATTTAGCTTTACAAAATAATTCACATAAGCAGGATAAGTATTAACAGTCTTAAAGTTAGGAGCTCTAAATTGAATTACTTCATGTCTAGCTAATACTAGTGGCTCCTCTACAGAGATATTCTCCGGCTTAATCACTAAGTTAGATTCTATGCCAGAAATTCCCTTTACAGCAACCTCTGCCTTTTTTTCTAAAGTATTAGTATCAGAATTATATACAATAGGAGCTTGCAGTGTGCCTACCCAATCCATTGGCTTAACATAAGGATCATAAGATATAGTCTGAGGTGTTTCTTTTTTGGAATCTGTAGCTACCCAATCAACATTAGTGGACTCTATTGTATAATAATATTTATTAGAAAGCGAAATTTCTGGTAGATGCTCGACTTGCTTATAAGAGCTGTCTAATACTGTAGGCCAAGCTTCATTATTAGTAAGATCACTACAGTACAGATATTTATCTATCTTTTTCCACAAAATTTTTCTAGCCACAAAACTTGCTTGATAGTCAAGTTTTATTTCTGTACCTACCAACTTAGCCATATTAGGTTCTATTGAGTATTCAATAACACCACTGTAGTTAGCTGTTACAGGATTATAATAAATACTACCAGCATTAGCATTAGCATCAAAATCAAAAGTTAATAATGTATCAGACCTAGCTATATCTATGTATAATTTCTTGTTTTTATGGTTTGCAGTAAACGTCAATAACTCCCATAATGTATAAGTTTTACTTGTTTGAGTAGTATTATCAGTCTGAATCGTTAATGTTAAATGATCATCACTAACTTCGGTAATACTAACCGTGGGAAAACTGGTGCCACTAGGCTTAAAAGGCTTTAAACGTAATCCAGTAGGATATTTATTTGTACCAACTGAAAATGTTAAAACTGCTATATCCGACTTACTTTCCAAATCACTTAGTTTCTCAAATGACAAAGTACCTAATGTTTGTCTAAAACCATAGCCACAAGCTTCTAAGCAAGCAGTATAACCTGATTGCATAACCTCTACTACAGGAGCTACTGTAGAAGTATTCTGTGTAGTAGAGCTTTGACCTGGCCAATAGATAGTTATAGCGCCATCATCGCCTACAGGCTCTGGCTGATAGGTAGCAGATTCAATATTAGATTCTTCGCTATTAAGAGTAATGCTATCTGAGCCTTCCGGTATAATTTTATTTGTCTCAGAGACAGCCTCATTCCAAGTAAACTTAAATGACAAGTTTTCATTAATATCTGTAATAACTACACCAGGTTTAGTCTTTACACGAATACCAATTTTATCGAAACTTGGGGCATCTTCATCGTTAGAACAGTTAAAAGGTATTTGGCACAATGTTACATTCTTGTTAGAATCCTTTGGCTCAATGCTATCAAAAGCAACTAATGAAGAATCTGGCACACAGCTAAAATATAAAAGTCTATCTGGGCCTTTTGTAATATCAACGCCGTCCTTTAAAACAGTAAGCTTTAACCTATTAGGATTGATGTCTGCATTTAATACACTACAAAAAGGTGTATAGCAAATAGTGTATATAGCTTTACGAGACCCTTTAGTATAAAGATCAAAGCAAATAGAGTCTACGGAATTTAAAAGCTCTCTAAAACTTAAAAGCTCTCCATCTTCCGAAGATTTACTAACCATAGACACATCTACAGTTCCAACTCCATAGTTAATATAGTTCTTATCGTGAAGCTCTTTTGCTGAGATAGTACCATCTTCCACAGTATTATTGTCTTTTAAACTAAAAGTTGCATCAAGTCCGCCAAGCACATCAGTAGGATATAACTTATCCTCAAAATTATGTGAATAGTCTGTATTAAAATTAAATAATGCTACTTTTCCGGCTAAAACATTTTTAAGCACTAGCTCTTTATAACAGTTAAGAGCCTTTTCAGCTTCAGCTCTATTCACGTAAATATTTGTATCATCAATGACAACTACTTCTTCGCCGTTCTTGTAACATGCAACAACATACATCTTAGGATCATCTAGAATTACATTCTTAATTCTAGCATCAGCGAATGTTAGAGTCTTTAATATAGAATCGTATGGAAGCTCATCACCAAAAGACATGTTACGCATGTTAAAAGCTTTATACAAAGCAGTATGTGCTGCTTGTTCAATTTCTATTGCTTCTAGTGTCGAAACTTTAGAAGTTGTAGCTAAACGTGCACTTAGTCTAAAATAAATTTTTATACATACAATATCTCCAGATTCTGGTAGACAAAGTCTATGAGCTATAGTCTTGTTTGCGGACAATCTGGTATCAAAAGCATTAAGACTTACTTGATTAGTATACTTAAATGAAGAGATAAATTCTGCTTTAGTACCCGTACCATAAATGGTCTCAAATGGATAAAGTACTAAATCAAAATATTCAATACGGTCTTCTTCAATATCTTCTTCACTATTGTCTTTAATAACTTTTTTAATTTTTTTCTCTGGCTTATGAACATACTCTAAACCTTGATCAGTATATGTGCAAACAGTATAGGCTCTATTAATGTCGTCTCGAATATCACTTACTATAATATTACTAACTAGCGGAGTAGAATCAATATCCGTCTTAGTCATTTGGTAAATTTTATTCATATAGTCACGACAAGTTACAAGAGTATCAAAAGTACCAATAGTTTTTTGATAATTCCAGTAAGCCTCATCAATAGTTTCTGGGTTTTTACCATTGATAGCTTTCGATAAATTAGCTATTGAATACTGCTCTAAATCTTGCCAACTTAAATCATCAGCTTCAGTACCTTCCACAACATCCGCCATAGTAACGGTCTTAGTTTCTGTGGTAGAGGTAGCCTCTAAAGACCACGATGCAGGCTTTTCCATCTGGCTAAGCTGGCGAACGGAAATATTACCAGACACGCCGTGTGTTCGTACAAAGCTAATATAAAGTCCTTCACCAATCAGATCACTTATATCCTCGGGGAATTGCACATAAGGTAAGCCTCGACTAGAGTCAAAACCAAACTGATAAACTCTAGTGCCAAGAAGAATTGTATTTAAGTTAGTTGTACTCGGCCAGAAGGCAACAGGAGATGTAACATTTGAAATAAATACACAATTATCATTAGAAGCCACCTGTTGTTCAGGTAAATAAAAACGATTATTATCATCAAGATGATTAAGCGTAATTACAGTACCATTTTCAGTTTGGCAAGTAACTAACTCGCCTTCTAGACAATCTACTGTAACCGAGGGAGTGTCCTGAGAAAGCTGAACTGGCTGTAGAGTAATATAGTTTACTTTTGAGTCTGCATCTTTTATATTAGTAAATCTATCAATCGAGATTACACCGCTAGTAGGAAAACTAATTCCCTTATAAGAAATTCTGACTTGTGTAGATGCCGATTTGAAATATTGCATTGAATAACCAAGCATCTCACATAATTTTCTCATTGAAGACTCTTGTGCAGCAGACGGCATAAAAGCTTCAAGAGTATTTGCATCAATATTATATGCTAACTTATCTGCAACAGCAGTAAGCACTTTGAGTAGGATAATACCGGGGTCAGATTCATTGGTAGCAGAAGGATCCCAACGAGTGGATAGCTTTCTCGCTACATCTATTAATTCTGACCATATTTGGTAATAATCCTTTTTAGTAGGAGAAAGCTCTACTGCTTGTAATTCATTATAATTGTACATTAGTAATTCTCCTCATTATAAATTAAACAGTTTTCTCATCACTACTAAATAATAGTAGCTCAAAAGAATTTGGAGTATAATCAAAGTTATTGATGCCATAAATCTGGCAATAGCAGCAAGCTTTACGTTTATCTTGAATAATCTTTATATCTTTTCTCTGTACTCTTAGTTGCGGAATAAAAATTGCAATTTGAGTATAAATAGTATCAACTAATTGATCTCTTAAGATATAGTTATTCGGCTCAAACATAAATTGCTGCAACGAGATTCCAAAATAGGGATCACCTAGTAAATGGCCTCGCATCGACAATAAGCTTAACTTTAGGTTTTGAGCAGTAGCTTTACGGTATTCGCTTTCTTCCCACACCTTCGTACCACTTGTGCCAAACATATTTGGAAATTTTATAGACTTCATACGCAAAAACCTCTCAATCGTATAATTTAGCACATTATTTGATATTTTTAATAAATTTATGTAATTGTAAACCTTAGAAAGTAAACTTGAATCCTGCTTATCTTAAAGCTTTTAGCTTTGTCTCCAACTCTTTTACCCTGGCCTCTAGTGCCGCAACTTGACTAATTAATCCTACGACCGATACACCATTAACCTTTGCATCCTCACTTACATCTAAGTTAGCACAAGCCATAGTTGCAGCTCTACCTAGACTGGTGTCAATATTCATGCCATCCACCTTATGCCCTTTATTAGGTCCTCGATATAACTGCCCTAGAACTACTGGCCTACCAAGAGTATTATCTACAAAACCTACAAATACAACATCTCCTTTCTCATAGCCAGCATCTATGCCTGGTGGGAGAAGCTGTGTTGCATGTAGACTCACTTCAGTCATATTACCCGCTCCTTCTAAGGTAGGTAATTTAACTTTGCACATGTTATTATAAATATCAATTTCTTCAATAACACCTAGGGTAATCATAAAATCTCCTTAATCTGAAATACGCGTTAGATTTAATGTAGTAAAATAGCCACTACCAGATATATCGTCTATTTGCTTAGTCACAATATAAAGTCCTGAGCTTATATGCTTATTTCCTCCAGGGAAAATAACATTAAGTCTAACATATTGAAGCAGAGATGCTGGTCTTAATAAACCTTGAATCTTTATTGTTGCAGAAATTGGATACTTAGTAAGTTTAGTAAACCAAACTTTATCCTCTGCTCTCGACAAGTATCTGTTATTGCCCGAGGCAATCATTGGTGTGTATTTTTGTTCCCAGTTACCTCGATCATCTATACGCATTGCATACTGCTCTGTCTGAAGATCAGCGGTATACTCATATAACATGGAATAATTTTCATTATTTTCTAGAGAAAAACTTAGCACAATAGTAGAAGTATTTATACCAACATCTATTTCATAAGCATCTGCCCTAAACATAGTACTGGTAGATACTCGTGTAACCTTAAAATATGGACCACCATAAGCGGTATTTGCGTTAAAAGAATTACTAAAGGCAGTATCAAAAATTGTTTCATCATGAATAGTCATGATATAAATATCTTTACTGAACGTTGATTGCGTTGCACCTTGTGGTACCATGCAACTAACTAAATAAACAATATAATCAAGAGCCGACGTATTTGTCTTACTGTCCAGCTCAACTGCA